GCATCAAGGCTGGCACGGGCCTCAAGGCTGGCACGGGCATCGAGGCTGGCTGGGGCATCGAGGCTGGCTGGGGCATCAAGGCTGGCGAGGGCATCAAGGCTGGCTGGGGCATCAAGGCTGGCACGGGCATCGAGGCTGGCTGGGGCATCGAGGCTGGCTGGGGCATCGAGGCTGGCTGGGGCATCGAGGCTGGCGAGGGCATCAAGGCTGGCTGGGGCATCGAGGCTGGCTGGGGCATCAAGGCTGGCACGGGCATCTCTTGTAAAACGGGCTTGACCGTAGCCTTCCGCATCTTTGCGGGAATAGCCATCTGGTTGAAAGCTCCGACTCCGGAGCAGCGGAGAATCAGTTGTGGTAGACTGACCTCCGGCGAAGTCTGCTCCGGTGACTTAGTTGAGATTGCCAAACAAGAGCAGTCGACTGAGTCGGCGCCTGCGGACCAGGCCTCTCAACCCACTACTTGATTCCAGGTGCTTCGATGATCCAGTTTGTTCTGGTGTTGAAGATAACTCGACCAGAGAAGCCGCAGAAGGCAACTCGTAAGGTTGAACTGCCGTGGATACCACGCTTCGGTGACACCTTACGAGTTGCCGGGAAGGCGTATCAGGTTGACCATCTGGAGTTTACCGAGGGTGAGGAGGTCATTGCCGTTCGTTTGGATAACGACAACCGCCACTACAAAGAGACACTGATGGCGGTGGATCGGTATTGTGAGCAGCTTCATAACCAGGGTTGGGAAGTCGGAGATTGGTGAGTCGTGGAAGTAGACAAAGCGCTAGAAGCCGTGCTCCGCGAACCTGACGACTGCCAATGTGCCTTCTGCATTGGTGCCAAAGCCCCGGCCCGAGAAGTGAAGCGGCTCCGGGAGATCATTGGTGCAACTGAGGACGGTGTACTGATACCAGACTGCGAGCACTTCTTTTGTCCTAAGTGCTGCAACGAGTTGGAGAATGTAGACCTTGTTTTTGATACGGGAAGTTGTTGGCACTGCGGCAACCCAGACTCGTTCGGGGAACCGCCACTAGGACTGTTCCTATCATCTTGCTATAGTACGCAGGAGGCTGCCAGGACGGCGAAGGAGAAGATTCCATAATGGAGCCTGTCGACGATGTTGTAGTAGGTCGAATACAAGCCAGGATCAAAGCCCGCGAGAGGGCGAAGGTCATCTGCGAGTTGATTCTCGACGAGCAAAAGCAGTTCGTTGACGTGGTAGGGCTGTCGCAGTTCTGGGAAACCATCCGAGGCATTCTGCCTTCCAAACCTGAACCACCAGCAAAGCCGAACGCTGTCAAACCGTTCACGGACGACGAGGCTACCGGGTTTGGTAAGACTCCTGTACCCTACGGTGAGTTCGAGGGACTTCCTGTAGATCAGGCTCCACTGGACCGCTTGGAGTGGTACGCTGACCAGAAGTTCGTGGACAACCTGCGGCGGTATCTGGCCAGCCGCAGGATACGGACGGAACCCCGAGCCGAGCAGGAGGACGATTAGTGCCGCTGCTAAAGGTTACACTAGATGGGTTCCGCACATTCTCGACCGAGCAGTCGATCAAGCTGCCGCAGGCTCCTGGTTTGTACTTGATGCGAGGCATCAACGAAGTTGACAGGAACTTGGCAGGTAACGACGTTGGCAAGAGTACGTTCTTCGATGCCGTGTTCTGGGGACTCTATGGCGAAACCACCCGGGGCCTGCGAGCCGGCCAGGTAATCTCGTGGGGTGCTGACTCGGCGATGGTCGAGCAGCAATGGCTGGTTGGCGACCGACAGATTACGGTACGGCGCCAACAGAACCCCAACGGCTTGTGGTTGGATGGTGCCCGAGTCGAACAGCCCGCCATAATGGAAGCCTTAGGGCTTAACGACCAGGAGTTCTTGCACTGTGTGTTGGTTGGACAGTTCACACCGTACTTCTTGGACCTGTCACCAACGGCTAAGTTGGACATGTTCAGCGAGGTGTTGGGGTCGGCCTACTGGGAGGACAGGTCCGCAGCCGCGTCGAAGCGAGCAGCAGAGTTTGATGGTCAGGCTGCGGACCTACTGGGCCAGTTGCAGACGGTCAAAGGCAGGCTTGATAGCCTGAAGAGTCAGGAGCAGGAGGCGGACCGCAACAGCGACCTGTGGCAGGAACGATGCGAGCAGGAGCGGCAGCAGCAGAAGCGAGAGCTAGCCAAGCTGCAACGCCACGAGTATGGTCTGGAGAAACTACTGGACGAGCAGCGCCAGGCACTCCGTACCGCATCTGAGCGTGTATCGAAGCGAACAAGCAACTGGCAGCAATTCATCAATGAGGTATCGAAGCTGGCGACGGCCATCGACAACCTCAACAAAGACCTACGCCTGGACCGCTGCCCGTACTGCAAGAGGTCTTTTGGCACCGACTGGCGAGACAAACTGCAAGCAGAGTTGTCTAAGCTGCGTGAGGAGCACGAGTCTGCTGTGGAGGGCTTCGAGGCCGCCCGCAAAGGTCGTAAGACGGCTGTCGAGCGTGAGAAGGTCATCAACGAAGAGGTCCGCAAGCTATCGTCCGAGCTGGCTGAGTTGCGAGGTACGATCAAGGCAAAGAAGGCTGAGTGTATTGAGGACGAGAATCCCTACCGGTCGATGCTCCGGTCGTTGCGTACCGATATACTAACATGCAACGGTGAGCGGCGTAGGCTGGAGGCCGAGCACGCCAAGGCGGTGACAACTCAGCAGCGGTGGCGGTACTGGGTTCGCGGGTTCCGTGACTTGCGGCTATGGGTCTTGGATTCGACCTTGGCCGAGTTGGAACTGCGTGTCAACAACAGCCTGGTCCAGTTGGGCCTGGAGGACTGGGCTGTCCATCTAGCCGTAGAACGTGAGAACAAAAGCGGTGGTGTGAGTAAGGGATTCATAGTGGACGTGCGGTCGCCCACTTCATTGGAGGGTGCCCCGTGGCGGGGTTGGGGTGGTGGCGTGACACAGCGGCTGCGGGTGGCGGCGGAGATAGGCTTGAGCCACTTGATTGCTGACCGCAAGGGTATCGACCTTGGTATAGAGGTATTCGATGAGCCAGACTGCCACTTGTCGAAGAATGGTATCGAGGACTTGCTGGTCCATCTACAGGCCCGGAGCCGAGAAGAGCAGAGGCAGATATGGGTGGTGACCCACACAGCGCTGGACTTTCCGTTCGACGTTGTGGCGACCGTGCGAAAGACAGACAAGGGTTCGTTCATTACGTTCGATTAGGAGCCGATCATGTTACGACGACTGGTGTTTGAGTTGTCAAGGTTCGCGTTAGCGCTGCTGGCTGTGTATGCCGCCTACAGGGCCTGCATTGCCTATCCTAACTAGTGCTTAGCTGTGGTTGGTCAGATGGTACTTTGTGTTTGGCCGATGCGCATTGTGTGATATAATCTAGGTGACTCACAAGTTGTGTTGTTTTTCCCATTTCAAGGAGGTGCGTGATGCGACAGGTCTTTCCGGTTCTGTTGTGCGTGTGCCTGGCATTCGTCGGCGTTGCCGTCGTCCAGGCACAGTGTTGCCCTGGTGGTTGTGGTCCGCAGGATACTTGCCAACCGCCGAAGGTTGAGCAAGGCACTGCGGTCGAGGGTCCGGCACTTGATGTGATCAAGGGCGTTATCAAAACTCGGCCGCTACGGACGATCATCAAGAAAGAGATTCACAAGTTCGTACCGCAGCCACAACCGGCTCCGGTGCCACCTGCTCCAGTCGTGCCACCTGCGGCGCCCGATACCAACGATGGTACTTATCGAGGCACCTACAGGTTGTACCACACGGACAATGGTACGTTGATCCTTACGCCGATTGTTCCTGACGTGACGCCGGACGTCTGCAACAAGGTTGGAGACTTCCATGGTGGGCCTGGGCCGCGTCCTGGTCCTGGACCGATGCCTCACCCGCCAACGCCTTACGGTGGTGGTTACGGACACGGCTATGGTTGGCACCGGCCGTACTTCAATCCGTTGCCTTACATCGTTGGTCCGGTAATCAACTATGCAACCCAGCCTCGTATGGTTCCCAACCCGGTGACGGGTCAGATGGAATACCGCTCACCAGGTCGTTGGACACAGACGGCTGATGGTGCTTGGGCCTATATGCCGATGGCTGTTTGGCCTCTGGGTTCCAGCAAAGACGCGGAGACTTGTGGAGCAACCTTGGAGGTGCCAGTAATTGCTGTGTTTGCAGGTCCGGTGCACAAGGCCATTCATGCAATCCGAGAAGCCCATCCGGTTCGCCGGGTTGTAGGCTCCGTGGCGAAGCTGCTCAAGCACAAGCCCGTCCGCACGGCTGCGGCTGCGGTCGTCGAGAAGCATCCTGTGCGGAGTCTGCTTGGCCGATTGTTTCATCGCCACGGCAGCCGCTAACCCTCAACTCGTAGAAAGGATTGGTGGTTGCTATGGACGAGAAAGTAACCGGCCCGATGGGCGCCGTGAGCGACGCTGCTGCGGCCGTCCGCGATCTTTGCAACAAGGCTTCCGAGAAGTTGGACAAGCTCGATGCCGGTGGCTTGTCTAGGCTGGTCGGACTGCTTGATCCTGATAAGGTCGAGCACCTGTTGCGTTCCAGGATTCAAGCCGGCGTTCTGCCTGACATTCTGAAAGACTAGGAGGTGCGATATGCGAAAGCGGTATCTGATGCTTTGGGTGTTGCTGGCCGCGTGGCCGGCAATGTTGCTTGCGGGCGACCAACCAGTTGCACCGCAGAAGATTCTCGACCTATTGGCTAAGGTCGAAGCCAGCCAAGCGGCTGCGGCTGCGTTGGACAAGTCGATTGCGGTCGACAAGGCCAAGCTCGACGAGGATACGAAGGCCCGCCAAGATGCTGTCGTTGCGATGGCAAAGGATAGGGCCGCCTTCCGTGCTGCATGGCAGGAGGTCTACGGTGACATCGACGATCTGATTCCGACGCCGAAGCCCGCGCCAACGCCACCGCCTAAGCCTGTGCCCGAGCCGCAGCCACCTGCTCCGGTACCGGTAGTTAAATACACGGCAACACTGGCTTTGATCCTGGAGAATCCCGACGAGCGGACTCCTGCCCAGGCTGCTGTTAACGATTGGATGTCAACTCATCTGCGTAAGGCCGATGGTACATCCAGTTATCTGTGGTACGACTCGCGTGAGGAGGGCATACCGGCCAACGCGAAGAAGTACCTTGACAATCCGCCACCTCCGAAAATGGTCATCTTTGGCAAGTCGCCGGGCAAGGACAAGTGGTCCGTGTTGTACAACGGACCTCGGCCAGCGACGGTCGATGAGTTCAAGAAGGTATGGACCGAGAAAGGAGGTGCTCTGTGAGCGAGCAACAATACCAGACTATCAATGCTGGTGGTGAGTTGCGGGTGTTTGCCTGCAAGCCACGTACTATGCCTATTGGCGACGAACGTTGCTGCACGGGCGTAGTTGGCGTAGGTGCCGCTCCGGCCGTGATCCAGCGTAAGGATTGGCCGAAGTGCGTGGACCTCTCGGTTGGCGTGACGGAGATTCTCAACCAGAAGTCTACGTCGTTGTGTCATTCGTTTGCCGGCACGCAGGTCAACGAAGTGGCCCATCATCTTGCCGGCCGCAAGGATGTGCAACTCTCGGCCGGACAGCTTGCCGGCCAAGTGACCGGCTATCAGAACGAGGGTGCCGGTGTCGACGAGGTACTGGCTGTCCTGCTGAAGGCTGGCCAGTGCAGGCGGGATACCGTCAGCCAGTTCGATTACGGCGGAGGATGGCCAGCCGAGGCAAAGCAAGAGGCCCTGGAGTACAGGTTGCTCGACGCCTGGGACTGCGGCCATGACAGGGTGTTCGATGCTGCTGTGAGCAACCTCATCGTTGCCAACCCTGTTGAGATTGGCACCTACGCGTTTGGTGGCGGACATGCCGTTGCCAAGTTGGGCTACTTTATCAGCCGGCGAGGTCTCTACTCGTTCGGTGCCAACAGTTGGGGCGACTGGTCGAACTGGAGTGACGACCTGCTCGAAGCGTTTGCCTCGTTGTGCCCTGACCTTGACCATTCGCACCTGCTGAAGGTCAAGGGGCGAGGCTACTGGGTGTTCAGCGAGAGCCAGATCAGCAATGGTCTGGGTATGTTTGGAGCGTTCGGCGTGCAGAGTACGGTCGCCAACAAAGACGACAGCGTACCGGAGGCTTGAAGTCTAAAGGTCATAGGAGCCGGCCTTTTGTAGAATCGGCTCTAACTGGTTTGTGTTTTCCTATAGGAGATGTTGCGATGGGAACGATTGCGATTAGTGCGTTGGACATTGGCGCTTTGATCCTCGGTGGCATCATCGGCAAGGTGTTGCCGAAGGTCGTCTCCGGTGGCGAGTGTGGCCCGGACTGTGTGTGCTCGACCGACGAGAAGGCCGCCATCAAGGCCAAGATCGCCGAGGTCCGCGGCTTGCTCGACAAGCTGGAGGCTGGCCTGTAGTCCAAGGAGTTGCAGCCCGCGGGCTCACAACCTCCGGCCCTTCTGCCGAGTCTTGCATGGAGGCCGGCAGGAGGGCTTTTACTAATTCACGGAGGAGCCATGAACATTCTGTTCAAACGAGGTGACCACAAGCACGCCGATATGTGGGACCGGATTATCATGGCGGCTACAGGTGGTCCGTGGGTCCATACGGAGTTGGAGTTCAGCGACGGTCGGTGCTTCAGTTCGCAGGCACCGGCCGGTGTGCATCTGCTAGACAGCATCGACACCACTGACAAGTCCGTGTGGGAGGTTGTAACTCTGCCTTGGTCCGAGACCGCCACATTAGTGGCTTGGGCTGAGTCGATCATCGGTTTGCCCTACGACTACGTGGGTGCAATCAGCAGTGGAATTGGGTTGGCTGTGCAACTTGCCGGTCGTTGGTTCTGCTCTGAGTCGTCGATCGAAGGTGTGAGTCGGGCGGGAGCGTTGGGCATCCCGCCGCTGTTGTGTCCAATGGCCTTGCATTGCTATCTAACCTCGATGCTTCGGGGCGACGAGGTGGAGGACTTGCAACTGCACGCCCAGCAACACTATGCTACCCGTGCAAAGCAGGTGACGCAGGTTGAGCGGGCGACTAGCCACGAGGAGTCTATCGTGCAAGGTTGGCAGGTCCAGTTACGTCAGGGCCGGCCGCAGGTTGATCTAGCCAAGGACATCGAGCGGTGGTACAACGCTAGCCAGCAGGAGGTGTATGGTGCTAGAGCGTGATCCCAGGACGGGACGTTTCTTTTCTAAGACAAGTTGGATGGAAATAGTCCGGGCAGTATCGAATCTACTGTTGGCCGTGGCCGTTATCATCTTGGCCTCGTCGGACTACCAACTGCGATTCATCAAGGGGCACTACGACAAGCCGTGTGAGGTTGTCGTAGTGCCTGTCTGTACGCACGGCCACCCCGTAAGTGGCTGTTGTGCCACGTGTGCTAACGAACGATACCGCTGGATGCGGGAGCATGGAGAGCAATATGCCACACCCAACAATTCTCCGAGTCGCCGTGGAAGTGATAGTAAGGTTGTCGATCCTAGCGATAGTCATAGGACTGCTAGCGTTGTGTACGTGCCGTGTGTTTGGTGCCGACCAGCCTGTTGCTGGTACCGTACCGGACTGCGGCGATACCGCTGCCGCTAAACCACAGCAACCAGCACAGCAGGTAACGGCTGCCGACCCGCAGCCGTTGATCCTACTGGTGACGGCCAAGTGGTGCCCGGTCTGCCACGACGCAGAAGGTGCGCTAAGCAAGATGCGAGCCGCTGGAGAACTGGATGGCTTCTACATGATGAAGGTCGATTACGACGAGAACCGCAAGCTGGCTGAGGCAGTGATGCAGGGCAGTGGTTCGACAGGCATACCACAGCTTGTAGTCTACCGACCTATCAAACGACTACTCGGTCGTGTGGACCGAACGCAGATTGGCAAGCAGCTAAGTGGTGTAGTGAAAGCCGGCGGGACGGCTGTGTCGGTAACGCCACCCACGGTAATCGTGCCAATACCCTCTGTGGCTCCCGCACCGGTGTTCCGTTCGCCTCGGCACCCTATACTCGACCAAGCAGCCCAAGCCCACGCCGACTATCAAGCCGCCCGCCAGGTGCAAAGCCACCAGGGCTTCGGCGAACGCTTTGCCATGTTCACCCGCGATATAGGTCAGGTGGAGTATGCCGAGATATGCAACGAGAGTTGGCCCGAGCAGGTCGGGGCAAGCTATGATGAACTGTGGACTGATGCTGTAAGCGACTGGCGACAGTCACCTGGTCATTGGTCCGTAGCCAGTCGCGTCCACGCTGCCGCGGGCTTCGGGCTACAGCGTGGACGCAATGGTGTGTGGTACTCGTGTATTGACGTGAAAGACTAACCCTATTACCCTAACCCGAAGAAAAGGGCGACAGTGATCATGCAACTACTAGCTAACACGGATGTTAACGTAACAGCGGGTTCGATGCAGGAAGTGATTATCCAGGCGGTGCAGGAAGCTGTCCGCAACGCATCGTCCCGCGGTTGGGAGGCAGTGGTACTGGTACTAGTCATGCTTGGGCTTATCGGGCTGACAGGGTTCATCGTGAAGTGGTTGATCCGCTCGATGGACAAACGACTTGAGGAGGCCAAAGATCGCGAGGACAGGATGGCCAAACGACTCACCGAGCTAGAGACGTTTGCCCAAGTAACGCTATTGAAGGTCGTGAACGATACTAGTGCAATGGCTTGCAAGGTTCTTGGAGCCGTGGATGCCCTCACAGCAGCGTTGAGTTCAAAGCCTTGCTTGCTTGAACCAGAACGGCAAGAGCAGTTTGTTGATAGGATGGCGGATCGTGTGGGCGAGCACATCATAGACCAGCGACGGCAAGAAGCAAAAACTTAGAAACCAAACTCAGGAAGGAGTCAGTAATGGCATACCCACCTACATCAGTTATGGACTCGCCTATCACTGGTGAAGTTAAACGCATGATGGACGAGTACATTGGTGCCGTTAGCATCACACCGTCCGACAGTGCAGCCTTGACGCCAGAGTACGTCCGAGCACTGCTTGTAGCGGTGACCGGCAACGTCAAGGTAACGATGCACGACGGTACCGTAGTCACGCTGCCACTCGTTGCAGGTATCGTCTACAAAGTGAGCGTGTCCCGCGTGTGGCTCAATGGTACCGCAGCCACCGGCATCGTGGGCTTGTACTAAAACCAGAAAGGAATGCGGTGAGCGTGATGAACCATCCTCCAATAATGGGTCCAGCCGTACCGTTGATCGGACAGCAGCCCAGCGAAGAGCAGATGATACTGGCAACCTATCGCAGTATCTACTTCCAGCTCATACCGATCTGTGCTGCCAAGTTCCTGGACCGCGAGACGCTTAGTGACCCGATGCTCCAGGATAAACAGCAGCAACCGAGTATTGAGGACCAGATTGCCGCCGAAGCAGAAGCCATAGCCTTGGCTGCAATGAAACGCTTAGGCATAACGATCCGCAACCACTAAACTGTCATGCTACCCGTAGCCAAAGAACGAGCAATCCTAGAACTGCTACAGCAAGGTACGCTGTCACAGCGGCAGATTGCTGTACAGGTAGGTTGCTCACAGGGGACGGTCAATAGCATCTGCAACGGGAAACGACACCCGACAGCAAGCCAAGAGGACAACGGACAACTACCGCCCGACCCTAAGCTAACCGTCGGGTATTGCCCAGTCTGCGAACGATACCAATACCTGCCTTGCATCGTGTGTGCGGCAAAAGAGCATGACGTTCCGCTGCTACGAATCCAACGACAACAACTCGACCGTCAAGCAGAACGGAAACCAAAGATCGAGTTGATCAACGGAGAGCGAGAACGTTGGAAGCACTTGCGACTGTTGAAGCGACTTAACGGTGAACTAGCCACCTGCCCCCCCTCAGCAAACTCCCTTGAGTGTTACTGTCAGGCGGCATAGACTACTACTATCATAGGTTCATCATCTAACATCGACATTCAACTTCGCCTAACAACATGTAGTAAACAGACATGCCTGGTATACTGAAAACACCCAGCGAACTGCGACGAGAGTCACGACGACTCAAGATTGCAATGTTGCTATTGAAGGGAATAACGTGCCAGACACGTATAGCGGAAATGGTAGGCTGCTCCAGGCTTACACTGATGGGAGACCTGAAAGCAGTACGACAACAGTGGCGCCAAGACATGGTCCAGATGTTTGACCATGCCAAAGAGGAGCAACTGAAACGAATCGACCGAATCGAAGAAGAAGCCTGGCGTGCATGGGATAGGAGTTGCAGGACCTTTCGTACCAAACCACGACTGCGATTGGACAGCAACGAGGTTGAGGTAGTGAACACCCAGGCTGGTGATCCGCGATTCCTTGACCTGGCACGTAAGTGCTGCGAGGATCGGCGTAAACTGCTGGGATTGGACGAGCCGGAGAAGATCGACATCAAAGGTCAGGTAGTTGTGGCCTCTGTACAACTACAGCAGGCCATCGAGACGAATGGAGAGTATATTGAGTACCGCAGACAGCTTGCTTTTGGACGGAGCCCTGTCGCCAGGCTTCCTAGCCCTAACGACGAGCAATGGCCAGTGGCAGGCAGCACGGCACTTGAGCCTGTTGGATACCCTGTTGGAGCGAATGGCAACGGGCAATCCACTGTTGCCCGAACAGCAGTGGCTAGGCCCCGTAATCGGCTTGCCCCAAGCGGCAATGGACAAGCCAATTAGGCGGCTGTTCGTTGAGATGCCACCTCGACATGGGAAGTCCGAACTCGATAGCCGGTACTTCCCGGCTTGGCACGCCGGCCTCTACCCGCAGCGGGACTTGATCCTTACGTCTGCTACTGACGACCTGGTGATGGACTTCTCGCAGGCGGCACTGGACTTGGTCGTAGAGTATGGTCCGTCAGTGTTCGGACAACAGGCCCGGGTCCGCCGCGACGTGCGAGCGAGGCACCGCTGGCAGATGGAGCTTGGTGGTGCCGTACGTGCTGCTGGTATTGGTGGCTCGATTATGGGTCGTGGTGCAAACGGCTTGCTGGTCGACGACTACTTAAAGAACATGGAGGAGGCGTTGAGCGAGACGTACCGCGAGAAGATATACCGCTGGTACCTATCGACAGCCTCAACCCGCTTGGCCCCCGATGCTTGGGTCGTGATAGTAGCCACCCGCTGGCACCGCAAGGACTTGATTGGTCGCCTGCTGGAGGATATGAACAACGGTGGTGAGCACTGGTGCCGACTGCGATTGCCAGCCCTGGCCGAGGAGAATGATCCGCTGGGTCGCAAGCCCGGTGAGGCACTATGGCCCGAAAGGTTCCCCCAAGCATGGCTTGAGTCGGTACGTGACAAGTACCGTGCATCGGGCTACGAATGGATGTGGGAGGCCCTCTACCAACAGAACCCGCCGGAGGTAATGGATGCCGAGTTCCAGGCAGACTACTTCCCCGAAAGCATGTGGTTCAAGGATTGGCCTTGCGAACTGGTGCATCGTATCCAGACCTGCGACCCGTCGTTGGGCAAGACTGACAAGAGCGACTACCAGGCCCATGTGCTAATGGGCCTGGACCGAGAAGGTGTGATGTGGGTCGAGGGGGACTTGCGACGTAGGGACCGCGTGCAGATAGTTGGTGACATGCTGGACCTGGGTCGGTGGTTCAAGCCGGAGGCGGTAGGGATCGAATCGAACATGTGGCAGGTGCTGCTGGCCGACCAGTTGTACGAGCAGAGCAAGGCTAGCGGAATGAGCCTGCCAATCTGGCCCATGAACAACTGGGAGAACAAGATGGTGCGAATCCGTGCCACCTTGACGCCATACCTATCGCGGAAGGAGTTCCGGTTCCGCGACACTCCAGGTACCAGGTTGTTGGTGGAACAGCTTCGAGGCTTTCCGACCTGCAAGTACGACGATGGTCCTGATGCTCTGGAGTTGGCCGTGAGGTTGATGCGCGACGTGTTCCAACGTGGTGCAAACGGCCAGCCAATGGAGGACCCGGACAGCGAGTTGGTTTCCCACGGTATGTTGTTATAATGGAAGGCATGGAGGAAACACAATGGCTAACGACACACTAGAGTCTGCCGCTCCTATCGACGAACTGGAGCGGAAGTTCCGGGCCAACCGGCTTTCTATGGACATCCGCTTGCAGGAGGCCCAGATCAAACAACTGGACCGTGCCCTGGCCCTCGATGCCTCACGCCGCAGCTTTGGCAGCGCCGGCGACCAAGAGGTCATGGAAGGTTTGTACGCCCCGGAGGACTATGTTGATGTGATGGACTATCGCCGCGACAACTACGGCTACCAAGCCTATGCGGCGACCTTCACTACAAAGACAGACCGCCAGGACGGCCGCAACTGGCCCTACTGGGTCAGCGAGCCAGAGCTGGCTGCCATCCGTGGGACTGTTCGACTGCTGGCTGCCTACAACAAGACCTGCTTTGGGATTCTCAACAAACTCCGCAATTACACCGTCAGCAAGGGTTTCACTCGGAAGGTGGTATCCAAGCGAGGGGCACCAAAGAGCCTCACCAGCGCAATTGAAACCATTCTGGATGAGTTTGATGTACTCAACCAGATCACGGGCAACATGGACCAGGAAGCTATTATCCGCGACATCCGCGATGGCGAGGTTGCACTGGGCTTGTGGCACCGCGGAGAAGGTCGCGTGGACCTACGGACCGTCGAGCCGGACCAGATCAGCGAACCGACGAACAAAGGCGACCTCGAAGAGTGGCTGCGGACCGAGCACGCCATGGGCCTCGAAGGTGAGGACTGCGGACTGCCATTCGAGAGTAACTGGTCGTTTGGTATCCACACGACCAAGGGCGACGTGTGTAACAAGCATGGCTACTACGTCCAATGGGATGGCGACCCGTCCAACTGGGACTACCTGCCCGGAGGTAACAACCCCTGCTACCCGCCTGCCGGAGGAGCCAACACGTGGCTTGAGTTCCGCAAGTCGAATACCGACAGGGTCATCAAACGTGGTGTGAGCGACTTTTGGCCTGTCACGGGTGATGTGGAGTTGGCTCGTAAGATGATCCGCAACCTGACCCACGCTGGTGCATTGCAAGCCGCGATTGCATGGATCAGGGAGATGGCACCCGGCACGACACAATCGCAGGTCAGTAGTGCTACGATGGCGACGGCCGACTGGCAGACGAGGACCGCAACGCAGAACGGTGGTACCAGGACCTCGTACCAGCAGACCTACCAACCAGGCAGCACATTGTACCTTGGCGCCAATCAAAAGTTTGTGCCGCCGCCGTGGGTGCAGCAGTCGATGGCAGCAGGCTTGGTCAACATCTTCGAGGCTATGCTGCGGAGCATCAGCCAGATATGGTCGATGCCGGAGCACATGATCACGGGCAGTGCCCAGAACAACAACTACGCAAGCATCCTAGAGGCTGGCAGTCCATTCGTCAAAGAGGTCGAGACGAGGCAGGGCTGGCACGCCAACCTATGGACCGCGGTCTACTGGAAGGTGGTATGGTTCAACTGGCGCTGTGGACGGTTGGGCAAGTATGCCTGGCGTGACATCCGCCAGGCTGTTGAGATTATCCTGACTGGACCGCAGGTGGACGTGAGGGACCGGATGAAGGAGACCCAGAAGAACATCCTGCTCCTGGATGCTGGCATCATGTCGCCAGTCGAAGCCGCTAGCCGCGAGGGTATGGACTACGACGATCAGGTCCGTCAGGGTGCCAAGCCGCGACAGGTACCCTTGAACGCTGCTAGTGCGGTTGGAGCTAGTGGTAAGCTGGGTCCGCAGAAGGGATTCACGCCTGAAGGTCCGGTTTCTGAGTCGTTAAGCGAGGATGAGAATGGTATAGTCCCAACAGGCGGCTTTGCCAAACTGGCTGGCGCCACAGGCTCACACTGGGGGACCTATCCATGATCGCGTTAGTTCTACTGCTGGTGATTGTGTCGTTGGGTGTTGGGTTCTTCGCGGTACGTGCAATATGGTCCGACTACAAGGTAAGACATCCTGCCGCCGAGGGCACAGGATGGCACTTGGTTGGACGGCTCGCACTAACAGGACCTCTCGGCTTGTTGTCCTACCGACTACGGTTGGTGGTGCTGTGTGTTTTGATGGGTGTTCTTGCAGTGCTTGCCGTGTTGGCAAACATGGTTAGGTACTGCCAATGGTGATACCCTTCGGAGTTATGAGACGTGGATGTCTTGGACCTCATTCCACTGGAGTTGGAGCCTGAAGAGCGGGCAAGGTATGAACCGCTCCACCGGCGGTACCTTTCGATGTCGTCCATGCCGAGTTGCCGGTTAGCAGCTACGGAGCAGTCGGATGATGACGTGAGCTACCGCCACAAGGTGAACGTAGCCGCGCAAGAGATGAATCGCAAGGCTGACGAGATTGTTGGTAACGAGTTGGAGATGTGGTGATGCCGGGACTGGATGACCGCAACCGCCGGGAAGCCGACTTAGCAGCGGCACTACTGTCGCTGTTCCAGGACTACGACGATGCAACGCAGATCGACTGGGCCGTGTTGCAGGGCGAGTTGGAAGCCATCCTGGGCCAACATCTGGCCGATACCTACCGAGCCTCATTCGAGCAACTACGCGACCAACTAGAGCTGGACTTGTCCGACGCGGACTTGGAGCGTGGTGGTACAGGCTTGGACGCCAAGGCTACCGACTGGGCGGACAAGTACAGCAACGAGTTGGCTGCCTTGATCGTTGCGAACACACAGGGCAAACTACAAGAGCAGCAGGCTGCTGGTGAAGAGATCGACCTCAGCAACCAGTTCGACAAGGCCCGTGCCGATCGCATAGCCATTACCGAGACAACCCGGTCGATAACAGCAGGCGAGTTCGGCGTGGTGAGTACCGCGATAGGACTTGGCTTGATGACCGGCAACGAGGCCATCTGGCGGACGGCCGAGGACGAACTGGTCTGTGAGGAGTGTGCTCCGCTGAACGGACAACCACAGGACGTGTGGAGCTTGGAGGCACCAGCCGGTCCACCGCTCCACGTCAACTGCCGCTGTGAACTAGACTACCAGATGGGTATGTTAGAGTAACCCTTAGCTTCGGGAGAATTGTGATGGCAGATAAGATTGCGGACGTTACAGTAGAACTACCAAAGGTCAGCATCGTGGCCTGCATGCCTTGCGGCGGGGACGTGAACCCGATGGCTGCCAAGGCATACTTCGTTGAGATGTCGAAGACGTTGGTGGCCAGTGGTGCGGCGATCATGCGACTGGACCCAACGCCGACGAGCAACTTGGCTATGGGCTTCAACCGAGCACTCTGCTTCGCGTTGAACTTGAAAGCCAAGGGCCTGTGCACCCACTTTGCGATGCTACACGCCGACATCCAACCGGACCCCTTCTGGCTTGACACCCTGTGGGACGAGATGCAGGCCACCAACGCACACTGGATTGCCGCTGCGTCGCCCATCAAAGACTGCCATGGGACGACCAGTACAGCCATCGGCCACCAGGACTGCTGGAACCCGTGGGCCAGGATCACGATGCACGAGTTGCATGAGTTGCCTGAGACCTTCTCGATCGACGACCTCGGCGACCAGGCTGCCCAGTTAGGCTACCACCTGTTGTTGAACACAGGTTGCATGTTGATCGACCTCCGGCCGGAGTACTGGGATCGTGTGGGCGACCGCGGTGAACTGGCACCCCACTTCGACATCCGCAACCGGATCGTATTCGTACCTGGTGACGGGTGGCAGGCGCAGACGGAGACCGAGGATTGGATGCTGAGCCGCATCCTGCATGGATTTGGAGCAAGGCTGTTCTGCACAAGGAAGGTCAAGGTGAAGCATTACGGCCAACTGCCCTTTAGCTCGGCTATGCCCTGGGGTGATTGGTTGCAGGATCAGGCGGGCGGACGTGCTGCTCGGCAGTTCACTGGCAACGTTGCGATCCACGAGCACGGCTACTGGCTTGAGAACCTACCAGACGGGGCAATCCATGATCCTGGGCTGGAGCAGGCCCTCGTTCGACTGTGTCAGGAAACCGACTCGAACATCGTCGACCTAGGCTGCGGTCGTGGTTGGTATGTGAACGCCCTGCATCGTGCTGGCGTAGAAGTGATTGGCTACGACGGCAACCCGAAGGTGAAGGAGCAGGGTGAGTTGTTCTTCCAGTGCGATCTGGTCGAACCGCAATCGTGGCCCCAGCAGTTCGACATTGCCCTGTGCCTTGAGGTTGGGGAGCACATACCGCTGAAGTTCGCTGACCAGCTACTCGACAACGTCTGCAATGCCGCACGGCGGCAGGTAGTCCTATCATGGGCCGTACCAGGGCAGCCGGGCCACGGGCATGTCAACTGCCAGGAGAACACTTGGGTCGAGGAGCGGATGGAGCAACGCGGGTTCCGCCGGAACACTGTTGTGGAGGCGGCAATCAAGAGCACCATAGCCTTGACGTACTTCCATAACACGCTGATGGTCTACGACCGCGTGGAAGGTGGAGCAGTCGTCATCAACCGCGATGCCTTCCTACGGAAGGAGCCCGGCACGGTCGAGGAGGTCCGCCGCCGCATGGCTGAGGGTGAGCCACTGCACCACATCCAAGACGACTTGGACTACCGGGAGAACCAGCATCGTGTATGGAATCGGATGTTCGTGGACCACTACCAGATGGTCACGTTCGAGGACCTGACCAAGCAGACCTTAGTGCTGGCGGGCAAACTACCACCCAACCTGTCAGGTGTGCTGGGTGTTAGTCGCAAGGGGATGCTGCCCGCGACGATCCTGGCTACACGGTTGCACCTGCCGCTGGGCGATGCCGGCTCATACCTGACCAACGGGTTCTTCACGCCTGGTGACCGGACTCCGTTGTACGAGGTTGCCGGTCCTATCTTGGTTGTTGATGATGGTGTGGGTACCGGCAAGACAATGGCGGAGATGATGCAGTCGCTGCGGCAGCATCGTCCACATGAGCAGTTCCTATCGGCCGCCGTCTACGTGTCCGATACGAAGCGGCCGGGCGTGGACTACTGGGCCCGGCCAATCAGCATCATGCAACCGCAGGAGACGGAGTTCCTCAACACCTTCAGTGCCCGGCAGTGGGCCGTGGACCTGGACGGTGTTATCTGCAAGCTGCCTGAGGACAACTGCGAGTCGGACGACGAGGACTACTGGCGCCGGCACTTCGAGACCGTGCAGCCACTCTACCTGCCGAGGCTTGTGCCGGTGAAAGCCATCGTTACCAGCCGCCTGGAGAAGTACCGCAAGGTGACCGAGGAGTGGCTTGACCGCTGGGGCGTGAAGTACGGCGAGCTTGTGATGCACTCCGCCACCAGTGCCGTGGAGCGGGACCGAGACCCAACGAGCCACGGGATTCGGAAGGGCCACTGGTTCCGCAACCGCCGCGACACTACGCTGTTCGTCGAGAGTGAGCTGGACCAGGCCCGGCAGATCGTTGACATCAGCGGCAAGTTGGTGTTCTGCACTGCAACCCACCGCCTGATGGGTGCCATAGCCATTGTCGAAGGTGACTAGGCGGTGCTGGACCAACAGGAATTGGTACGGACATGAGTTATGGTTTTGTGTTTGCCTTTCACCCAGGGTAGTTTACAATCCTAACAGTGCCTGAAGAGTTCCGCTGGCCGGCGGGATGCTTCACAGCGAACACCCCTCTATCCTGTACAGGAGGGTAGAGGGGTGTTTTCTTTGGGTCCAGGAGAGAACCAAGCAATGCCATTTGTAAGCGAAGCACAACGAGCGTTCATGCACGCCAAGCATCCCAAGCTGGCGAAGGAGTTCGAGGAGGCGACGCCGAAGGACAAGAAATTGCCTGAGCACGTCAAAGGCAGCAAGTCGCCCGTAGCGAAAGCCAAGACAAAAGCAGGCAAAACCATAGTGAAAGCCAAGGTCAAGGCCAAGAACGCCCAAGAGTCCGCTATCGACCCCACGAAGCTGCTGCCTCGCAAGATCGAGCGGGATGTACTGGAGTATGTGCAGGCCACCAAGCCCTGTCGCGTGGATCGTGACAAGGGTATCATCTACGGTTGCAAGCTCGTGGGACTGCAATCGAAGAACGGTGGCCGGTACACGCTTGAGGGTCTCCGCGAGGCGGCCCCGATGTTCGAGGGAGCCAAGTGCAACCTCAACCACCCGGACCGTGACAAGCCTGGCAAGGACCGCGACGTGCAGGACCGGTTTGGCATCTTCCACAACTACATGGTTGGCGACGACGGTGCCTACGCGGACCTGCACTATCTGAAGTCCCACCCGTTCGCCGCCGTGGCTTGCGAGGCTGCAGAGAATCCCCAACTGGAGACGGCTCTGGGCTTCTCGCAGAATGCCCGTACGATCCAAGTTCCCGACGGCAACGGCGGGATTATCCACGAGAGTATTACCCGGGTGCGGTCCGTCGACCTTGTGGCCGATCCGGCAACCACCTGTTCCATCTTTGAAAGCGAGAACCAAGCTATGAACGACCCGCACACGCAGGGTATGGCTGGTGACGACGTGGTTCCCGATGCGACGACGGATACCGCAGCCGCCATCGAGCAAGACCCCGTCGACATTGCGATCGACGCGTTGTTGGGCAAGTACCTGCCCGACATCAAGGCGGCCGACAAGGCCGGTCGTAAGCCGTTGCTGAACGACTTGCGGAAGAAGATCGACGCCATCATCGACGCCCTCAGCGAGGAGCCGGAGAAGGCCGAAACCACGACCGAAGGTTCGGAGACCGAGGGCGAAGAGAAGTCGACCGAGGAATCCGTCAAGGAGGAAAAGACCGTGGAGAAGTCCAAGACGACCGAGCAGAAGGTCAAGCCCGATTACGAGCAGGCCCTCGACGTGCTCGAGTCGGCCAAGGTGCAGCCGACCTCGATCCGTATCAAGGCCCTGTTGGCTTTACCGGCCGAGGACCGTTCGGCGTTGGCCGAGAGCTGGCCCAAGATCGGTGCCACGACCGAGCAGAAGGTCAAGCCCAAGAGCAGCTCCGTGTTGGAGTCGTTCAAGGACAAGGACGAGAAAGCTGCGACGCTGCCGTTCCCGACAGCCGAGCAGTTGAAGGACGATGCGATGTTGCTGATGGCCGGAGCACGCTAACAGCTTGGTTGATGTGCTCCGATGGCTAAAGCCTGGCACCTCGCTGGGCTTGCCAAAGAGTTGACCTCTTGTAGGAAAGTGAGACCTGAACGATGCCTTCTACTTATTGGCCCGATGCGGACCGTATCGAGTGCCCGTTCGCCGGCTCGCGTGCCATCTCGATCAATGATCTGATGTGGCAGGATAGCGCGGCGTTGGTCACTACGGCCTACAACGTACTGCCCGCCAACGCGATGACAACGGCGGGTGGGTCGAAAGCCGGCAGTCAAGCCTACCTGGCGCCCAAGTTCATGGGCGTAGCCAAAGAAGCCCGGACTGCCAGTCAGACACAGACCGACCGTGGTCTGCTGATCGACCGAGTTTATGTTGGTCCTATGACCATCACCTCGGGAATCTACTACCAAGGTGACTTGGTCACGTTCTACTCTACTGTCAATGATGGCTCGGGTATCCTCAACGGCAGGGTGGAGAAAACCACGACGGCCTCCAGTGCGATCGGCTTCGTCGTGAAGGACACCGGCGGTGTTGCAGTGACGACCGTCACGGTTTGCTTGATCAGCCGCGTGCTGCCCAAGTACATGCCTGTGATGAGCACCACCAACAGTGCTGGTATGGTAATGGACGACGGCGCCAACATCGCCGCCAATACCACGACCGGCACCAAGATCGGTACAGCCGCTGGTCAGAAGCTCGGCTTCTGGAACGCAACGCCTGTGATCCAACAGGCTAGCAACGCCCAGAACGCCGTTACCGCGACAATTGCCGCGATGAATGCTACGGTAGGTTCAGCCTTGGCAACGAACGCTCCAGTGCAAAACACTGGCTACGGGTTCGACGCCCCCGGCTTGTTCAATACCGCCATCGCTCAACACAATGCTTTGCGTGTTGACGTGCTGGCTTTGAACACGCAGATCAATGCTGCCGCCGTGGACATTGCCGCCGTGAACACGTTGGTCAACCGGCTGCGTGCCGACTTGGTCACCGTGGGGATCATCAAGGGAGTAGCATAGGCCGGATGCCGCAGCGCCCCGAAGCGCCAGGTGGTCCGGCCAACTAACGGCCACCGCACGTCAGTGCCGGGCCGCCTGGTTATTCGTGGCAGAGAGTTTTTTGTGACAACTACGTTTCAACCCGTTTCTCGAAAGTGAGACCTAACAATGGCGTTTTCCATCGACTACGCACGACGGATGTACGCCGACCGGGGCCCGGTCGGTTTCGTTCGCTCGATGCACAGCTTGCTTGGTCTTCGCAATGCGAAGGGCATCAAGCATCGTGACGCCGAGGGCCGACCGGTTCTGGAGAGTCAGACGATCCGGCCCGACAGCGTGTCGCTCAAAGCGCTCGCCACTGCAATCTTCGGAGAGCAGAACATCGAGCGCCGCTTGAGCTGTCCGGCTCCCCAGATTGCGGAGCTTGAAGGTGATGTCCTCGAAGCAGGGAACGACATCGTCCCCGGCAACTTCGCCGACATCACGGCCTACAACGAGACAGTTGCCGGCCTGCTGGAAGTCAAGATTCTCGAAGCCTACAACCGGCCCGAGTTCATTGCTCCGCAGTTGGCGACGAACATCCCCTCGAACAAGGTTCAGGAGAAGTTCATCGGTGTCTCGACGCCGGCCGACGCCGCCCAGGAGCGTAAGCCTGGTCAGCAACACCCGCGTGCCCAGTTGACGGAACGGTACGTGACCACCCCGGTTACCAAGAATCGGGCGAACGCCGTTGACGTGACCCGCGAGGCAGTGATGTTCGACCTGACTCGTCAGGTTATGGAACACGCCGAGCTTGTCAGCCAAACGCTGGCTTTGCGGAAAGAGTACCTGATGTTGGACGTGGTGCTGGGGATCAGCAATTCCTACACCTACGACGGCACCTCGTACTACACCTACGTTGCCAGCGGCGGGAACTGGGTCAACGTCGTCAACAACGACCTGACCGACTGGACCTGCTTGGACACGGACTACGTGCTGTTCAGCAAGATGGTCGATCAAGAGACCGGCCAGCCGATCAGCGTCGATGCCCGTGACCTGTTGGTCATGCCTGGACGCCGTGCGTTGATGGACAAAATCCTCAGCGACACCCAAGTCCGCCATGGCGCCGCCGCTTCGACGACTACGGTTGGTCAGC